GATTATGACCTTCTCTGTTTGTTTGGGAGGCGGTTTTTCGCAGGTCTTAATCCAGAGCAGAAACGTAATCAACACCAGACTACCGATTATCAGCATCAGCAGCTTGACGAGCGTGTCCGATCTCATTTTATGTCTTTGATCAGGTCGATTATCTGCTCAGTCGTCAACGTGCTGATCTGCTTTTGCCAAACGTTGGCGATAAAGTAGAATGCGGAGATAGCAAGCAGAGATCCGCAGAACCAGTTCACAGGAATCTTGCCGATAGCGAAAAAGATGATGATGATGATGTAGGTTATCATCAGTAGCCAGAACTTACGAGAGAGTAGTTTATTCATGATTATTTGTCTCCTTGTTGTAAAGCGTAAAAAACATATCTATCTTTCCCACAAGCTGATTGAGCGTGTCGTTAATTCCTCGAACTTCCGATCTAATCCCGTCAATCGCTGCGTTGTGGCGTTCCTCAATATTATCCATTCGCTTGTCAATGCACGATTGCTGTTTGTCAACATTTTCGATTTTTGCTTTTAGCGTACCATAAATAACACCCATCCCCAACAGATAGCCTCCGATAGTCAGCAGTAGATTCCAGTCCATTTTAATTCCTCGTCCTATTCCTATATGTTATCAGCCTGCTCAGTTCCTCGTTTTTCCAGCCGTTGAATGTGATTAGATGATTGATTCGATTCTGTATTTCTGTCAGCGAATAGTTCCGTTCCCTGCCTTCGGGGATAACCGTGGTCTTGTAGTCATAAAACTCTTTTCTGTCGCCAATAAACGAGTCAATAACCGCATAGATTCCATGATCTGGAGGGAAGTCAGCCTTGCCTGTATTGACTTCTGCATGGGTCTTGATATGAATGATGTCATGACGGCTCATTATGTCTGAAATCAGTTCGGGAAGCGTCAAGACTTGGTCAGGCGTCAGTTTTTCGTAGTACTCAGAACCACGAAACATCAGGCATTTCTCTGTCATTTCGACAGGTACAGCTTGACTTGCTCTGCGTGTCCAAGGTAAGTACATACCGTTGACATCCAATAGCTGACCCCAGTTCACGATCTCGATACCGATTGACCGTTTATTCCAGTTATTTGCACCCGTATGGAAAGCCCAATACTTCTCATCGAAATACTGATATACCACACCGTCACGGTCAAGGATATAGTGAACATTTATTGTGTCTGGTTTTGCCAGTTCCGCTTCCGCTCCCGCGAGAGAGCCACCAGCTGTGTAATGCAGAATAATGGTGTCCTTGTCGGTCACTTGACGGATATGGTCTCCAGACATTCGTTTAATCTTTCTCATCAGATTCCTCATCCTCAGACGGCTCAAACTCTATCTGCTCACCAATCGCAGCCCAATAGATAGCTAAGACCAGATCGGGATTATCTAAAAGTATCTGAGCAATCCCGCAGCCTATGGCGTTTGTCTCGCCTTCGGTAAGATTACGGTCAAGTCGATTTTCGTCAATCACGTGGACAAGTTCGTGAATAAGCGTTTGAACTTTGTACGGCTCAGAGTGATCAATCAGTTTTATAGTGTGATTGGCATAGTCAACCTTACCTACAAATCCCATGTCTGCGCACAATTCAACAGGTAGGATTTTGAGCGTGTGATCTATGCCGTCAATGCGAATTTTCTCAACTTCACTTAATTTCATATAGCACCAAATCCCCACAGCACCAGCGCACACGATACCACAGTAGCCAGCACGTCAACGATGCAGTCAACCCATTTCAATTTCATATATTCACAGGTCGATAGCGGGGACTGGTTCTCCTGCCAGATCTCGTATCTGACCGCAAAAAACAGCATCACAGCCACCACGAACCACCCGATCTCGAACACAGTATTCGGAATCAGGTTTACGAGAGCCTGTATCCCTGCCCCTACCAGCCCAACGAGTGAGCCAACCAGAGCGTGTTTCCAAGTATTTTTAATTTTCATCTGTCACCTCGATAATTTCACATTTTTCTAAAATACTAAAATATCGTGAATAGACGGGCATATCCATTATTCCTGATGGTAATGCCATCCTTCCGTCAGGCAAAATAAACTGGGCTAATTGGTATGTCGCCCCGTTTTCAAACACAGGATCGGAAACCAATACAGCTATTTCAGGCGTAATAATTATTGCTCTCATGCTACCCTCTTATCTCCTGCCGGTGTGTTTTGAAGCAACCATGAAATATCTGTTGCGAGTTTTTCAAGCTCAGAGCCAGACCCAGTAGTAAGCGTGTCGTGGCATATTGCGATAGATATTTGTCTATCTGTTGCGTTTGACACTACTCCATTATTGTTGTAGCAACCTATGTATAAATCTTTGGCAATAGTAGCCCTGCCACTGATGCTTGTTGTTTTATATTTTGTGCCGTTCCTATAGCTCACTGTATTGTTATCAGTTTCAGATTGAACGGTATGTAGCCCTGAGCTATCGGCTGTTCCAGCATCCCATGCCGCAGCAATGGAGACCCCTGTTGACAATATATTTTGCTGATTATTCGTGGAGTTTCTTGGCAGGATAGCAATAATTCTTGAACCATCCGAACAGCCAGCAAGATTGGCGGCTTGACTTATGTTGCTTCTTGAGTATATTGATATTCCCATATTGATTGCGGACGTGAATATATTTGATGCGAAAACCTGAGTATTGAATCCCCTGCTATTTGCATTTGGGTTCCAGCCCTCGTATGCCGTGAAAATTGAGTTTGCTTCCGTGTCGTTAAGATACGCAAGCTTTGTGCCAGCAGGGTCTTTTAGGTTGATAAGCGTGGATGTTTTTACATTATTCGCAAATATCCATGCAGCCTTGATTTTTGTCCACAATAAGTCAGTTTGCAATTTTACAATAAATGTGTCAAGCCACGTTTTATATATTGCGTCACCTTGCGTTGTCATTGCCGCAAAATACGCTTCTGCCTCAGCGGAGTAGGGAGAACCCACCCCGCCACCTGAGCCGAGTCCAAGTCTTAATCCAAGCGGAGTCATTACTTTCTCTTAGGTAAAAAGACCTTGATGCCTTGGTAGATGTTGGCTACAAAGCTTGCGACCTTAGTTGGATCGGTCAGACCAAGCTTCTTTAGCAGATTGGGCTTTACCTTCTCCATAACGGCTCCAACGACTACAGTGCGCTTCTCATCAGCCTTTGCGTCACGCAATAGCGGAAGAGTCGGCAAGGGGAGAACAAGTGTTTCTTTGAGGGCGCTTACATTCTCGTCGGCGTCGACGATGAGTCCCTTTACCTGGTTGGTGACTTCGGTTTTGGCGTTGATCTGCGCCACAATTTGCTTGTAGGCGGCGATAACGATGAGGATGAGCGCCACGACTGCGGCGATAAGTTCCTTGGACTGATTGATGTAGTTAATGATCTGTTCCATTGTATTCTCCTTATTTCTGTGTTTCTACGAGGGCCGACATAGCCTTCTGGTTGTTTTCTATGAGCGTGGTCATAACCTTCTGGCTATTCTCAATCGCCTTCTGATTGTTGAAGATGGTGTTGCCACCGTATAGCATAAACCCAACAACGATTAAGCCACCAGCTATCTTAAGCAACTCATACCATTTGATAGCAGAGTCTCTACCGCTGTTGAGGCACTCAGAGAAGATAGACCTTACGTGGGATTTCCCCTCTTCGGTTTTCGCCCAATCGTTTCCGATTTGCATACACTGCGCCCTAAAGGTTGGGTCAAGCAAACGCATCTGAGCCTGAGCCATTTCATCCTTAGCAAGCGTGTAGCGTTCATCATATTGGGTCTTGATTTGTTCTGCCAATAAATCGATTTTAGCATTAGTGGTAGCGTTTTCAGTTCTAAGATCAGCGAAACCATTTCTCATTTCTTCACGAAGATCCACAAATTGCTCCTGCGTGACGTAGTTATCCATTATTTATCACTCACCTGAATAGAAGGCCGCCAATGCTACTTTCTTCCAGTTACTCATATCGGCAGAGCCATCGCAGTCGTCGATTGCTATATAGATGAAATCATCATCAAACATGGATGCGCCCTTCGCTGCACTTGTTCCGTTGTTTAACCCACCAGTTAAGAACGCAAAGTCTGTAGCGCCAAGTATAGTTGTCGTTACACCAGTTAATGATGCAGTAATCTTTGCTGCCACTTCAGCATTGTATGCTGGATCACCAGTATCCATTATTGCATTCACTATTTTAGCATGTGTTGATATAGGAGCAGAGGCTTCGTCCGTCTTAAGACTAATTGTTATTTGGTTGCCAGATGCAAGTAATGCAAGAGACTCACTAGCTCCAGCTATAATTGACTTAACTTTAATCAGGTTGCCATCCACGCCAGCATTAATCGCCTCAAACGTCAACGTATTGGTTGTCCCTATTGTTAGAGAAGCTTTTGCTGTAGCAGCCACTGGTGTCCCAGGCTTCATTGTATTTGCGAGAATTTCAGAGTTATCTGCCACTGTTTTTACTAGACCCTCAGACTCGTCACCAACAATTGATTTAACTAAAACAACATCTCCAGTTGTTCCATCATCTAGTGCCGTTACGCGATCCTCCAGAGACTCAAGTCTATCCACGTCGCCTTCGTTGAGGGATGTACGGATATAAGACATATCAACCAATTCTGGAGACGTCCCTCCGTTTTGGGGCCAGATCAGGATTTTGAACCAATCCTTAATAGTCACTTTTCATCTCCTAATAGATTAAGTTGACGAGACCCATAACCCAGGGAGTTACGGGATACGCGATAACGGTTGTAGCGTCTACAAGCAGTGTCGGATGCGTTGCCCCAATCTTCGTAAAGGTGAGCGTAACGGCTCCAGTTGTAGCTGAATATACCATGAAGTAAGTTACTCCGGCAGGGAATAACGTAGCGAGTCTGGCATTGTTTGCGAGTGACGCTGCTCCGCCATCGCCAGCTTGAGCGATACCAAGAGTACATGCTACCGATAGGTTAACTCCAATTACCGTATACTGGGTTGCGTTAGCAGGAGTGTACAGCGCCGTGGCAGCCGCATTTCCACCGCCACCAGCAGTCACAGTAAGAGCGGTAGCAAGATTGAACTCCTTCCAGCATGCCATATTTGGCGCCTTCTCTCCGGCAGCTAAGCGATGCAGTGAGAGTGTCATATCCGATATTGAGTTATCAGTCTTCACGGAACCGCCACCAGCATCTACTATTGCGAGATGTAAGGCGGTAGTAGTCTTATTCTCAAGACTCGTACAGAAGTCGTGGGCGTATACACCACCCATATTTGCAACCGAGTAGTGCGCGGCATCAATGTGCCGTACGCCTACTCCGATCTGAGCTGCTCGTGTCGTACTCTTTGCCATTATATTATACCTCCAGGTATATCTTTTGTATCTTTAACTTTCCCCGGTGACGGCATGTTCTGGAATGGTATTCCTGTCATCCGGTCAACAAAGCTCTTAGGGTTAAGATAACTCTTTTGCACGTCTCGGGCAAGTCTTCCGAACGGAAACATTGTCCACGTCGTATAATCCGTCAATCTTTTCCAATCTCCGTCAACCAATCCTGATATCGTTGGCGGAACTAATCTCATTGCGGGAGGGGTTATCATCTGCAGCGGAGCCATTACTCCAGGATACGCTCCAAAGAACGCCGCTTCCTTATCTTTATCGTTTCCGAATAGCCAGTTAGCCATATCGGATGCCCAACTCATAGGGGCCGGAAGAGTCGCATCAAAGACGCTGAACATGAATGCCTGGGCAAGCCCAAGGGAGAGCAAATCCATGCACATGAGTCTCTGGAATCTGGAGTACTCCTCGGTGCCTTCCCGGAATCCGTATATCTTCGCTTGCTGATAGATAGCGTTGCGCGTATTGATCGAATTGTACGTCCAAAGCTGGAAGCGGGTCAATACCTTGCCGAACGCCGTACGCGCTATAGCGGGGCGATATGGTGCCGTATAGAGGAACTGCGTAACCTGTACGCCCTTCAGCGCCATCTTCGCCAATATCGGATTGAAGATGAAGTTGCCATCGGCATCATAGCTTCCCTTGAAGGCGTCACCGAACGACTTGCTCGCCTGAATGTAATGAGCCAGGAACGCATCCCGGCGCAACGTAATCTCAGCGCTGCGCATAAACCACGAAGCCTTATCGAACATTGCATCCGTTATCGCATACTTCTTGGAAAGGCTCTGAATCGTCTGCCCCTCCATCGACTTGTCCCCGGATAATAGCTTCTGGACATCGATAGAGAAGAGTCGTATATTCCCGCTCAGACTCTTACCGCCTACTCCGGTCTCAGCTGCGATATAGGTATCGAGATACCCATTCTTTATCATCGCCTTGGTAACGTCGCCCATATCGGTAAACTTGCTATTGATATTGTCGCGAATGAATCCGATACTCCTGGCATTGAAGAAGTTCTTGATACCGGCATTGATCATCGTCATCTGGCTACCGCCCCAAAGATTGGCTACCATCGACTTAGGATGCGCCAACAACGAGGCCATCTCATACTGAGCCTCTAACTGTGAGAGCCGGATAACGGTTGCGTAGTCAAGGTGCTTAAGCTCATCAGGAAGTGTTCCATCCGGCTGTATCATCCCCAGGGACTCACCAATCTTATACATGCGCCTTGCCATTACGGAGTCGGTTAACTGCGTATATAGGTTGCCCTTGAGCTTCATCTCAGGGTCGTTTATCAAATCGTCAGTCATGATACTCGGATTGCCTAATGAGTCGTTTATGTACATCTTCATGAATTTGACCCAACTACTTGTGGCTTCACCAAAAGCGTTGTTGTCTTCGGCTTCCATTATCGTGTCCTTGGTCATGAGTAGCGCAAGCTTCTTATGGAACATCGATATCGTAGCGTGTGCGTAGTCAGCATAATCGGTAGTGCGTCTACCAAAGTCTCCAAACCCAACCTCACGCTTCATCTGGTTACGGGTCTTGTGGTCGTTATACGTCCACCGCATGGCGGTATCCTGGTTGCCCTCAAGTTTCTTCTGCTTCGCCAAGAGAGCCTCGTTCGCCATCGTATTGAGGATAATGTCTTCTTCGTCGCCATGAGGATCGAAAGCTGTGTCTCCATTCTTCATACGCTTGATAAGCGAAGATAGCTCGGTAAATGCTGCGGCACGTGATTGCTCCAATCCCTGGATGCGCATATCGAGCATATCGTAGTCTTCGTTTTCTGCGACACGCCTAAGTTCTCTTGCGTCTTCTATGCTGGTATTCAGCGACTTTATGTCTTGCCGAACCTTCTCAATTTGAGGCTCGAGACGCTTCTTTAACGATATTGGATTCTCGTTGATATTGGGGAAGTATACTTCAGCCGGGATAGTTCCGGTAGTCGGGTCACCAATGCGCCTGAAGGCGTCTATCTGCATCTTGACGACCTCGTACAAGTACTTTGGGTCTACTTTACCAGCATACTTCCTAATCAAGTTCTCGACGCTATGGCTACGCCCAAGATACGATAGTCCATCGCTACCTATCTCTACTGGAACCTTTTTCATGCCGTCAAGAGTATCCTCTATTTCGGCGACAAACCTCTTGGAGTCGTAGAAATTCATTCCTTTGAACAATCTCTCTACGCTATGCCCCTTAAAGGCTGCGTTAAGGTCAATGCCTTCGAATAGAGTTTCGTAATCTAATTCGTATCTCTTCAGGTATTCTGGGTCGCCTACATTGTATTTGTGTAGCTCAGCATTATACTCGGTAGTTTTCTTGGATATCTCTTTGATTACCTGGGTAGCGTCCATCTCCACGTTCTCATTACCGACCACGACCATATACTTGCGATTGAAGGCGCCATTTTGGTTAGCGAGATATAAATCGTTTTTGGCCTTAAGCGCCTCATCAAGCGACTTCTGTAGGTCTACAATGTCACGTGAGACCTCTTCGCTTGCCGGTCGGCTATTGAGCGTAGCTATCTTCTGCTGAAGAGACTCTACTGCTCTTGATATCACATCATATTCGAAAAGAACGTCTCCGTCAACGCCATGCTTCTTTACGTATTCGTAGAGACCGGCATGATAGCGTTCCGTAAACTGACCTATGTCGTAATTCTTAGCGGTATCGTTCTCGCCCATTTGTCTCTGGAGCTTGCCTATGTAGTGTATTGGAACAAGCCCGTACCCAGTAGTCACCTTGCCGTCTACGTCACGATATCCGGTCATTGTCTTATCGACTGTAAACGACTTCTTCATATTATTCTTATCGATAGCATCAGGGAAGAGAAAGTAGTCGATCGCTTTGATAAACGGATGAGCCGTATCGTAGTCCTCGCCCAATAGCTTCTGGATGAATGTAGGCGTTCTCCAGTTCTCGAACATCTTATCCATTGCTCTCCAGTCGGAGAGATTCATTCTCGATACCGTCTTATGGAACAGTCCACGGGTAAGCCCCTCAAGCGGGATGTTATCCTTCACTCCGTAGTGCTCCAGGTGGTCGATAATCTTCCTGGCGATACTCTGTGCCTCTTCCAGTTCGCCTTGAGCCAACTTGGTTTCGTCCACAGTGGCATTCCGGGCAACCTTCTGGGCAAGCTGCATCTCCTGTATATGAGTTATCTTGCTCTTAGTCTCGCTAACGGTTCCGGCTTCGGCAATAGTCTTCTCTTTGTTTATCTCATCATAGCGAGCTTGTAACGCTTCCAATTTGGCATCGTGCTCCGCCTTCTTGGCGACAAGCTGTTCGATCTCTTCCCGATAATCACGAGGCGCCATAGGAACGTCATCATATACCGCATTGGGGTCGCTTGCCATCTTGGTCAGGTCGATATAAGAGTCAGCCTCTACCTTAATTCTCTTCGCCACATCGTACATGTGCTGCTGAATGGCGTAGAACTTGCCTTTAGAGGCCTCTGGTACGGCACGTAGTATAAGACCTATCTGAGAGTAGTTGGTGGCGTTCTTGAGGTTTTCTCGTACCTTCCTGAGCTTCGTAGGGTTATCCTTGTATTTCTCGTCGGCTGCCTTGAAGCTTCCAATCGTTTTCTTCTGCCAGGAGCCGAGCATAAATACGTCAAAGAAGTCCTTCTCCATTGTCGTTGCCAGAGAGTTACGATACTTGGTGGCTGCTATATCCATATCGTCTATCGACATCTTGGGCGGCTGTCCAACTTCTCCACTCGATACGGAGGTCTTAAAATCGTTTACATCGCTCCATATCTTGTTCATTATCTTTATCTTCTTGGTGTCGGACACCTTTATCTTATGCGCTACGATAAGGCTTTCAACTGCCCTATAGGTTACGACATCGGCTACATCCTGCTGTATCTGCTGAGCAATGTAGTCCCGGAACTTTACGAAGATTTCAACGTTATGGCTGGCCATTGCATGGAATAAATCTCTTGTGTATATCCCGTATTTCTTCGGACCGATAATGCCGGTCTCAGTAACCATGAACTCTCTATTATATTCAAACAAAAAAGCTTCACGATGATATTCGTCGATATTTGTTATCTTCTGCAAGACATTGTATACCTCTAATATCTCACGAGCACGACCGGAAGCGATTCTGGTAGGGTCAAGATACTCTTTGACTCCCGTAGTTGCCTTCTTGCCGTCCTCAGAAATATCGATGATATGCTCAGTGGTCGCCTTCATTATCGCCTGTATATCGTCTTTATACACGCCCTCTGCCTTCTTGCCGTGCAGTACAGAGTAGCTAAAGCCGTCATAGAGGAACAATAGGTTCTTCCCGGCATAGGAATAGTAATCGAGATTCCAAGTCCCACTATCGAGACCTTTGGCCACCTGTGATAGGAATGTGTTCGACCCTGCGACGCTACGCATAGGCCTTAGCGCATCAGATGTCTCCCAATAGCCTTTATCGGCACCTAGCTCGCTATTGAACGTTGTGTATTGTTCAAGTATGCTCTCCGGGATACGCTCCGGAAAGAATGTAGGCTTGCCGTTCTCGGTCCTTAGCGAATACTTGTCGACTAATCCGATAACGTCTTCGTATGATAGCTTCTCGTTGCCCTTATAGACATCGTAATAGTGCATAAACAGCTTAAGTTGAGAATCTTTGGAGAACTTGGGGATACTGCTAAACTCGGTAGGGTCGGCTACGGAAGTGATAACTGCCGCGACACTGCGTTCTCCATCGCCTATCTCTGACTTGGGTTTGGGAGATACGTAAAGGTTGTTGGAATCACCATTGCCTATTATCCCCATCTTTAGGGAGGGCAACTTCTGTCTCTCCGCACCACTATCCAGGTCTCTAAGATATGACTGTTTCAAGACTCCGGTAAACGACACAACCTGCGACAACAGGTTACGCGCATATACGGTTGATATCGATGCCGATGCCTGAATACCAGGCGCTCCAAGTAGGGACGGATTCTTCATAAGCGCTGCCTTCTCTGGAACGGAACCACCGATAATCATCTCTTTATAGTTGCGCCCCTGAGCGTCTTTAAGCTTCTTTGGTCCGACTGCGATACCGGTTGCGGGGTCGACCAGAAAGTCATTATTCTTGGACATCTCCTTTAGCCAGGACATCTTCATGCCTTCGCCTAGTCCGGACTCGCTACGGCCGCTAAACCACGCATAGTAACTATCACCGTCATCATCAGCGCCACCGGTAGCCTCTTTGATATTCGAATGAAGCGAAATATCGTTGGAGTCTACGTCAAGGAATCCAGCAAACTTGGCAACCTGGAACCCGGCTTCACTATCTTGCGGTACACGCTGGATGCCTATATTCTCGAAGAACTCTTTCAGATACGAATGCGAAAGCGTAAAGTTGGTATCGTTATCTACGTAGGCTTTCCACATCGCTCCGAGTTTGTAGGTGTTGCGGTCGATTACAATATCTTTGGTGCGGTAGTTGCCGCCAAGCTTAAACTCATTTGGCTTGATCTGCTGCGCATCGAGACCGGTTCCCCGTGACTTCATCCCGGAGGTAGCGTTGCCTACCAAAGGACGACTTGCTCGATTTATGAAATACTTGTTTATCGCCTTATTGAAGAATGGGATAGAAAACTTATCGTACATAGCCGAATCGTTACCGAGCCCCAATAGCACGTCTACCCCGCTAAGAGTACTTTCTATATCCTTAGCGCTATCGTAGTCTATTGAGGACTTGGTTTCGGCTTCAAGCTCGTCCAGAGAGTCCGTAACCATATTCTTGCGAGTGATACCGGAGAGTACCGCCCGGATAAGCTTGTCGTTGCCGGAGGTCAGTATCTTAGAGATTTGAGCTAGCCCTACGCTATCAATATTCTCCCGCAGATATTCCATCTGCGCATCGGAAATATCTGCATAGTCAGCCCTGAGCATCATGTCGACCTCGGTGTTTGTCATGTCTTTGCCAAGCAGAGCTTGGTCGAACAAGTCGTGTAGGATGTCCCTTCTCATCTCGACGGGAAGCGACAGGAAATTCGTTATCGTCTGCTTCGTCACATGCACGGGCTTGTTCACTTTATCAATTCCGCTACGTTCGGAGAGTACGGCACTAATGGTGCCAATGGGAACCTTGAAACTTGACATCTCCCCAACCACAACAACCTTTCCCTGTTCGGCATCGTAGTGCATGGTGGTCATCTTCCGGGTACCCATCTGTTTCGCCGCATTGCTATCCATAACGCCTGACTGACCATTCGCGCGCATCCAGGCTTCCAGTTCCGGCAACGGTTTCTTTATGAGATACTTGCCCAAAAGCATCCCTTCGTCAGTGGAGTGCACTATGAAGGACTTGTTGTTGCTACCGGTTGTCGGAAGTCCATGACTGGCGTTCAAGGCGTCTACGGTTTCGGGCAAGAGATACAGGTTGCCGTCCTCAGCTCCCTCGGCAAGGATATACCCCTGCTTAACAAGGAAGTCCACATCAGCCACAACCATAGGCAAATCCGTTATCGGGTCTTCAGCGGGAAGGTTTCTGAATTCGAGAAGATGCCGATACGCTGCGATATAATTCTCGGTACTGGTCTTGACTCCGCTATTCAAGATGATCTGGAGACGCTTATTGAGGTCTCCGGCTCCCTTAATGAATCCTTCCGCCTTTATGAACGCCCCAATACTTGTAGCCTTATTGAAGTCCCTAAGATAGAGCAATGAGTTGATGCGGGCGTTCCAGTAGTATTCCTTGAACTCCGCAGTCATTATCCGCCTATCCGGATTGGTGACCAATTTGCCATCCCGACCCTTAAGCGGTTCGCCATCTTTTCCGATTCCGTAACCGAACAATGTCTGACCAAAGAGCTTTATGTCTTCTACGTGCGCCTCGACCACTTCCTTGGGAGTTAAACCCGTAGCAAGTGCAATTTCCTTAATAACGTCATCAACATTCGTATTCGCGAGTTCTGGGTGCTCTGCGAAGAATGTGAGTTCGGGTTTATCATTCTTCCCGCCCAGATAGAAATAACGCACCGTCTTCGGGGTTACGCCATCTTCGTCCACAAGATTCGAGTCCTTGAAGTTGAGCATCTCCTCGATGACCCTCTTGTAGGCTCCGGCCTTGAGGAATAGCAAGTGTTCGTTATGATTGAAGGCGAAAGCGGCGTCGTACTTCTCTACGCCATTCTCATCGGGAGCGAAGCTACCTTTTACGCTTATTACCGGTTCACTTGCGACGTTCTTTATACCCTTAACGGTTTCGAAGATCGGCCTGGATTTCGGTTCTATCATACTGATGCGCTGTCTGGCCCTAATTGTGCCGGAGTTGACCTTCACCAACGCAGGTTCAAGCGCACCGTTTACGGTCTTCATCTCAATAGCGTATACGGGAACGCTTCGGGTGTTGACTATACGATTCATGTAGTTCACAAACGGAGCGATATCGTCTTCGGAAAGTTCCAGCTTACCTGAGTTATCACGCTTACCGCTCTTGCTGAGCTTATTGCTATCCAGCCATTTCAATACGGCATCGTAGGTCGGATTTTTATCTATCGTATCGAAGAACGATTGCTCCAGTCTCTTTAGCCCGACTGGGTTATACGCGTTACCCATGCCTTTCTTGATCACGGTCCTAAGCGAGTCCTTCATCGTAACGTCACCGTTCATCTCGTTGACTAACGTATTGAAGATGATGTTGAGGCGATATGCCTGGAAGTGTGGATTATCTTCGGGGGCATTGGCGTTATCCTTTAGCCAGATACCGGTACCGGCATATTCACGGTAGCCCATCTTGGCTGCCTCATCAGTGAACTTGTTCCAATACTCACCTTCACGCAAACCTATATCATCGGTCACAATAGTCGCCCCGGAAGCAAGTGTACGCATAACGCCGTCTCCAAGCTTAGCCGTAGAGAGAGCATCATCTCCGACAAGAAGCGTTACCACATCCAGAGGGGTCGTGACGCTGGGATTGATCTTCTTGGACGGGACTGTATCGACTGAGGTTTTGCCATCGGTAACGATTGCGGTTGAGATTGTGGTCTTAGCTAAGAGTACAGGATTCTCGCTAAGTACTGAAGTCGGAAGATCCTTCACAAGGGGCTTATTGTCTAGCCTATTCATAAGGTCTAATACGTCACCGGTAACCTTTACCATGTCAAGCCCAGAGAATCCAACTTCCCGTAAGCTCGATGCCGTCTTAGCGACTAGCATGTTTTGGACATCATCGGACAATACCGCCTTGGCGATATCCTGCGTATACTGTTCCGGTGTCTTCTCGGGTGCGTTTTGAGTGCCTGGTACTCTATCTTCTGCGGGCTTATCGGAGACGTCTTTGGGAGTCGGAGCAACCTCTTTTGCTGGCGTAAATGTTTCCGGGATAGATATACGTGGCTTATCGCCAGTATGATAAACCTTATACGATGCACCAATTTCGTTGAGGTACTCGATGAACTGACTATCAACCTTTGGCATATCGCCAACGACGAAAGTGGAGCCGTTTTTGTGAGCAGACAAAATTGATTCTTTAGTTAGTCCTTCAAGTGGCTTACCTGAATACTCACTATTGCGAGCCAACATGATAACCTTGGCATTTTTGTTCCATGCAGGATTAAGTACGCCACGAGTAAACCCGGCTGCGAGAACCATATTGTTAACGTTCTCGTCGCCTGTATGCTTCGCGGATATCTTGGCTGCCGAAGTTGCGGTAGAACTGTGGGTGTTTTTAACTTCGCCTATGAACCCATCTGCTACTTCTCGCATAGCCTTGTCCTTGCCATCTCCCATTGGAGTTCCCTTACCAACGTTTTCGAAACCGCCAACATATTCAGATGTTTGGGTAACTGTATTAAGCATACCGCTCTTTACGATGTTGGGGACGAGTTCCGGGAAGATACGTTCCGCTATTGCGTTTACGCGATTCTCATAGTCTCCCTGTTTCTCTCCGGGTTCCTGAGGCACGTTATCGTGAGTCTTCTCATGAGCGATTACAAAGGCGACCATTTCTTCGGGTGTCTTGAAAATATCTGGAGGAAGCGCATTAGTCGTACTGCCGTCACTATACTTAGCAGGCTGAGTCCAGGTCTGCTGCTGGAATCGGTTGATTATCTCTTCCGGCGTGTTTATGGTTATCTCTCCTGTCTCTCTGCTTCTAGTCGCTAATGGCTTCGGGATATTCACGGGAGAGTTTTCGTGACGCTCAATAGGCTCCTGCTTAACTACGATCCCGGCTACGTTAAAGGTTCTGGGCTTGAATATTGGAGTCTCGGGAACAGGTTTCTTAGACTTTTCCAATAGGGCAGATGTCTGCTTAATTGCGGCATCCATCTTCTGGGAAGTTTCCAGTTCGGCATCTATAGCGGACTTGGTGCTATCGAGCTCAGTCTTTAGGGATGCAACCCGGATAGCTATCTTGTCAGCAGCTTCATGCGCAGACCTAACCGCATCCTCATCGAGACCCTTATCATCGGGGTCGATACTCTTGAAGATTTCCTTTACGATAAAGTTGTGCACGGTACGGCTTCCGATTTCCTCATCGAACATCTTAGCCATAACTTCCTGAGACTCTTTGGGAAGTCCCTCAAACGTAGGCAGGTCTTCCACCTTCTCAGCGGGTACTTGGCTTGAACGGTCGGCTATGATGCCCTTTATATACGCTTCCCTGCCCCAGCGGGCATGTACAGGCTCGTCTCTCTTAGCGAAGAACGCACCAAGGGCGTATTGATAAACCTGTTCCGGGGTCGTTTCGCCACGCATTGTAGAGGGCAGGCCGTTCCAAAGCGCACCCGCAATCGTACGGGCTATCGCCTGATTTCCCCAACCGCCTGTAGCGCCACCAATAGCGAGACCCATAGCGTTAGCTATTAAGCGGTCTCCGGCTTCCATATAGGCACCGCCTACGAAACCTTTCATCATCGAATCGATACCGCCCTGCCACTGAGAAGCGGCACCGGCTACGGCAAGTTTCGCGGACCCAAGCGCTATGTCCTGCACAATTGGTCGGGCAAGAAACTTAGCCGCCGAGTTGATAGCCGAGGCTTCACCGATTGCGGCAGTAGTGACGATGCGGTTAACCATCGGAGCGATTCTTCTGCCGACTATGGCATCCGCCGCAAGAATGGGTATGGACTTACCGCCTACGACCTTAGCAACCGCCTTAAGGGGCGCAAAGCCGAATCCGGGGATGTATCCTGCATAACCGGCTGCGGAGCCGATTGCACGCGCTACACGTTCGTATACGTTGACTGGCTGGTCTCCGAGACTAAGAGTCGTAAATCCCTCTACCCAGCCTTCACCCATATAGCGAAGTGCCCGGAATAGATTAAAGTGAGTTTCCTCTTCGGTTACGACTCGGAACGGTATCCCGTAGAATTCTGCATGACGAGCAAGTTGTTGTGTCTGAGATAGCGAGAAGCGCTCCGGCTCCTTCATGTATTCGGATATATAAAGCGATGCCAACGGTTTATTCATCGTTGGGCGGAATGATGTCTGTATCGTAGCGTTCCTGGGACTATCCCGAGTCTCAAATGGTTGGTATAACAATCTCTCTCCTTTAGGTTAAAGGGGCGCCGAAACGCCCCGATAAGATTCTAGTATTGTCGTTGCGGCATTTCAAGCTGGTTAGGGTCAACCCTGATATTCGTTTGCTTCCACCTAGATATAGCTGACTGGTCATCCAAAATAGACGGCGTTTGGGAGACCTTTGCACCTGGAATGTTGCGGACGCCGTTATATATATAGGTAAGATTTTTGGCAGCCCTAATCGGGTCAAATTTATTTGCGATCTTCCCGGCTGTATTTAATCCCTTGCCAACCTTACTAGCGGTATTCACGGGCTTAGCAACGTCTGCCACTACGTCAGCGACCTTGGTTGCGTCAACAATAGTATCCGCAGCCTTTATGCCTAATACACCCTTACCGGCAACCTTCAAAAATTTAAGCATTTTGCCGGTTGGGATACCAAGCCCAATTAATGACCCGACGATATTGGACGTTTTGGCAACCCCATCAAGACGGTCGCGCTCATACCAATCATTTGGGATTAATCCTCCGGCGATACCGTCTGCCAGTCCGCCACCTATCGTACCTATATACCCCAACGCATTTGGCTTAGTGGCGTCCTTGTATCTCTGTAGCTGTTCAGGCGATACTCCGGCCTGTTCTGCGGTCATATAGTTGTTTAATATGGTGCTGCGACGATTCCACCTGGGATCGGTAGGATTATTCAGCGTTCCGTTTAAGAGAATATTGGCGTCAGCCGCAAGCCTCCTGGCCTTTTCTCGCTGTATCTCGGCAAGGCTATCGGCATAAGCATCCTTCTCTTCCTTTTTCTGTACCTTCTTCACAAGTGATTGTATCGAATAGTCAAGGAATCCATCAGAGTCTACCATTATCGTCTCCTTTGTATTGGGTTAAAATTTGTGGGGTCATTCCCGAACCTAAAGATTGGGGCAGAAGTATCGGCCACTCTTCCGGGAGCCATAAAATTAGTTGGGTTAAAGTTTGTTGGGTCTGTGCCGAACCTAAAGATTGGGGCAGAAGTATCGGCCACTTTTCCTGGAGCAATAAAATTAGTTGGGTTAAAATTTGTGGGGTCTGTGCCAAACCTAAACGGAATTGGCGCTTCTTGGGTCGGGATAATCTGTGCGGCACTACCATTCTCCGCGAATGGCTTTGCGGCAACTGACGGAGATCCATTCTGCTGAGGTTTTTTATTGAGCGTCTTGCCGAATAGTCCGCCAAGGGCTGAAACAATACCGTTGAACTGGTAGTCTGGGTTGGTGCGCTGTTTCATGCGTACGAAGCCTTCCAGCATATCGGTAAACGGATTCCCACTACCCTGCTTGTCTTCTCTATCCATCATGCGATTCATGATGTCGTAGTAGGCTTTACGGGACGCCTCGGAGTCGTTAATACTGGAGCCGTATTTGTCGTTGGTGAGCCGAGCATTCTCCTCAAAGGCTTTGCTAAGTTGCTCAAGTTTAGCAATAGTCTCGGGACTTATGCCTTCATTAGCCGGGACAGTATTTTCCTTATACGGAACGAACTGCTTGAGCATATCCTGCTTCTGTATTCTATCAACCGGAGTAAAGTTGAACTTTCCCCCGACGTATGGCGAAATCTCCTCGCGGGCGGCAGGAGTATAGTTAAAAATACTGTCATCGAATCCCAGGTCTGGTTCTTTCGGGAGAGTTAGTTGAGACGTTATTGTAGCCATTTTAATTTCCTCATTAGTATTGACGCCCTATTTCTAACGCTTGCAAGGCGGTCGTTACGGTACGATATTGTGACTCATACTTTGCCTGGGTAGCGGCTAAGCTTGCAGCTGCCGTAGCCTTGCTTTGCTCGATTGCGTTCTTTGCGGCATCGTCAGTAATCTGATGATCTAGCGCTAAAGCCTTCAGCCTGGACTCTTCTGCGGCTACTGCAGTCTCGACATCGATGCGATACTTGTCAAGTTTCATTTTTGCCTGTTCCAACTGAGTTGACGCCTGAGTCTTTACCCAATCATACTCATTATCATCGAGCTGTTGGTTCTTGGCTATCTTCCCAGCTATTATGGTCTTATAGATATCTACGTTATTGGCTTCGTTTGCCGTATACAGGGATGCGCGTAACTGTTCTTCACCTAATGCCGTATTCTGATTAGCGATGTCGGCGCTCTGCGCCAACTGAGCGTTGTCGGCAATAGATTGATTCCAGTTATTGCGAGCGGTTTCGTTGTTGGAGTCATTGGTCAATGCAGCAGTAACGTTAAACTGAGAGTTATCCTGCTCTAACTTAGCGCGCTCATTCGCCAACTGTGAGTTCTGGAACAGTCCCGTTTGCGCCATCTGTCCGTAATTTATAGCATTAGCTGCGTCCTGTTGAGCGAACTGTCCAGACATCTGTGCCAACTGCATTTCTCTATCTACGATTCGATTGCGTCGTTCGTTATCCTTATCGGCGAAGGCTTGGATGGTTTCCCAAAATCCTGGCATCTCTACCTCCCGTAAATCGAGTAATCAACGGGCTGTCCAGAATACCAGCTCTTAGATCCGCTAGTATCAAAGTTCGCCGGACGATTAGGCTCGGCTTGCATAAGCTTGCCTACGCCACCAATACCGGTGCCAAACAGGAATCCCGGCATCGCCTGTGTTGCGGCTCCAAGGAGACCGCCAAAGAACTGAGAACGATTCTGAGACGCTACTTGATTGGCTTGATTCTGAGCTTGGGCGTTTGCCATATTGCCTTGAAGCGACATGCCCATCAGCCCGCTACCGGTACCGTGAGCGTTATTCATATACTGCATAAACGCATTCTGGGCACTCCCAGTGGCGTTGGCCATATTGCTTCTCTGCTGTTCGGAAGCGAAAGGATTCTGCCCTTGCGCCTGGGAGCGCATCCCGCCAAGATACTGTTGCGCGGCGGAGTCGATGCCCATATTCTTGAGGTTGTTATACATCCCCCGATTTCGCAAGCTATTCGGATCGAAGAACTCTTTACCGAGTTGCGAATATTCGGAAGTATCAACTCTCTCTGTCTTGGCCGGGTCGAAACCCATTGCGTTGCTAAACCAACTCATTGGTTCTCCTATCTAGTCTTTCTTAGTTAATAAAGTAGTCGAAGTACCTAATCTTGCCCAACCATCTTTGAACCTTCCTTCGAGATGGTATTCGTCTTTGGTTTGGACAAGTCGTATATTCTTGGCGTTGCTCTCCAATCCCGGAGAGCCTTCCGTCATATTGTTAAGCGTATCGATGATTCCGTTAAGCGAAGCCCATACCTGCCTAAGCGCAGCATCGGTGCTCTTCGCAACCTCTTCAGAAGTCTTCCCGGTAATTGACCTAGCCGTAATCTTGCTTAGTTTCTTCATGATAACGTCACCGTCTCGGTCACTACATATCTACGCACTATCATCCGTATCGAGGTGATAGGCAGAGAAGCCCCCACAGATAGCCTAAACGTCTGTTTGTGGAGCTTCGAGATAAAGGTGGCACCATCTATCTTCTTTGTAGCCGTAATCGCTGTAGCGCCGTTTCTGACGTCTATATCATAAATGGTCTTCTTCTGTTCGGGGTCTCCGCAATCCAGTATCCACTCCAGTAGCATTGTGCGCTTGGTTGAACCACTGAATAGCTCATAAGACGTTTGGGTATACGTATCCGACTCGGGTACCTCTACGGAGATTACGCAAGTGGAACCGCTATCATAGATGCCTATTGGATATTGGTCTCCGCCATTAGTTGTCTCAGCGCTTACGTCGTATACGCACCACTTACCGGTTTTGATGCCGTAGCCAAACACATATAAAGCGCCAGCCTGATTCCCGGCTACGATAATCATATCCCGGGACTGAACGTAACCTAAGAAGATGTGGGCACTTTCCAACCCGTCTAGGGCCGGAGCGACTGCATAATTGGTAGATACCTTCACTGGGTCGCTAATGGCTACGCATTTGGCTCCGTCGATGTTAAAGACACTGCCATCGTAGTAGGCGAAGATACCGTAATCGTTGACCACAACATGAGACTTGTTCGCCAATCCACAAGAGTTACTTGTGTGCTCCACCGCTAACGTATCGGGATTGATGATGGAGTACTGCTCCGCCCCAAACGCATACACACGTCCCGAGAAGGGCACAAGCGCAATCGGGGTGAACTTGAGAATAACAAAATCTTCGGCGTAGTTGAATACGCTTGGTTGGAACGGCAAAGAACGCACCACCGTATTGTTGGTGTGCACATTCTTCGTTTCCATCTCCGGAACTTTTATGTTTCCTGCGAACAAGTAGTTACTGCATACGCACTGGCAATCTCTGTTTACGCTTACGTTCCGAGCTGATTCGCTATACCCGCTATCGGCGTTGAAGGATGCAAGTCTCGACCCGGAATCGGTAAAGGAGTATTCATAGTAATCGCTTACAACCGAGAAGTATTCATCCGTAATTGGGACGCTCTTCACCAGTCGGTACAACTCTTCTTCCTCTCCGCTTACTGTATTCACGGCGGCAGCATATACGTTTATTGACGTTATCCGCTTACTTATGTATTGCAACTGCTCAAGGCTGAATGATATCTTTGCGGCAACCGTATAGTTTGCGGCATTGAACGCATCTATGTATTCGTTAGGCAGGGGAGAAATACTCGACCCATCGTATATGAACGAGACCTTGTAGCGCATCGTAGTCCCAGCCGCAATGCCGGTTGTGTCTCCTGTAGGCGTTTCCGGTACGCTTAAAATAGCGTTATCAAGAAGATGTTCCGTAGTAACACCTATAGTAACGTCACCATTTGCAACAACGGAGTCTCCTTCCGTAACGACAATGGTTGATATGTTCACGGCATCATCAGACACTAACATGATCTCTTTGGTCGCGCCATTAACGTTAGGGAGAATCCTGGAAAGGTTAGAGGGAACGGCGATTGGGTCTGTGTTCAACGCGGCCTGTGAGTAACCGCCTACATATATCTGCCCGATTTGTTCTACCACGCTTCCGGTAGTCATTGCTATTAGGTCTCCGGCAGGAGTATACATAGTAACGATGCCAACCGGATTATCCGCGAAGGAGATGATGCTGAAAACGGTTTCGGATGTTGCGGCAACGCCAATTCCGAGGCTTGAAAACGCCTTGTCTGTTGATGTATCCAATATAGCTATAGGCACAAGCAGGAATCTGGCATGATGAGATGCGCCCCTGGTACCATATCCTGTGTTAACGTCATCAAAGTGCTTTATGACATCGATACTATTTGTCCCAACGTTTAGGTTGTAATTATACCCATCATAGTCGACCATTGGCTCTCCGTTCCAGCAATAGAACGCGACACGATGTCCGTCTCCGAGATTATTGCCATCAGAGCTTGGAGCAGAGACACTTGCGGCAAAACACGAAACCGAATATAACGTCTGGCTGCCGAAAGTAGATGCATACTCTTTTGTGCGAAGCTTAAAATAACCAAGACCGTTATGGGTGCGTAACGTTATCGCGTCAAAACCCTCATTCGCGTGAGCGACCGTACTAGGGAATATTCCATCGTTGTCATACCCAACTAGATATCCAACAACGTTATCGGTATAGGACATTACGCATAAACTGCCAAAAGGCTTAAGGTCAGATCTGGCTACACCGCAATTGCCTGGAATTGGAATGTAACCTTTTGTGGTTTCTCTGCCATTAACGAATGTTGTCGGCAACGTAATCTCCGAAATTGCCCCGGCGAGATGAAAGTCCCCAACGTCAACCCCGTATGGCAGGTAAAATGATTCTTTCGTTTTTGAAACTCTTGGTATCCCAGGCGTTGTTGAGTCAGGAGGATAGTACGCCCTGAGAACGGAGATGCCAGGAGTCTCTACATACGGCATCCATGGCAACATGCTTGGGATAAGGGTTTCAGCGTCTACGCTAACGGTAGAGCTAACCGAATCAAATAAAGTTTTGTCAAAGGCAAATAACAGGTCTTCGTCTTCCGCCACAACGTTGATGGGGCCTAACTTTGCCACGGTATCCAGTTCAGGCTTAGTAAAGGCGACAAAACACTTACCGGCGGTAATAGCAATCGAGTTGACACGATATCCGCTTGGAACCGTATCGGTGTTTACGGTGATTATTCCCGTTCCGACTCTATCCGCATGGGCGAATAGTGCACCGTTAAGGTCTGCGGCTATATTTGAGTGCGCAGCGTCATAGCATCCGGCAAGGTCAAAGCGGTTTATCTTGAGTGTCCCGGAGTCCATATAGGCATAATAGACGTAGTTTGTGCACGCATAATACGGAGCAGACGCTCCATAAGTATCAATATCGCCACAAATTGCCAGTATCTCATCTTCCGCCAAATCTGCGCTCTTATACGAGGCAGGCGCTGATAAGTCCATCATTGTAAACGACGTAGACCCGTTATACAGCGCCAGGATATTGTCCTCGTTGAGATACAATGCATCCCGGATATTGCCCAGATTGAGATATTTGGACGAAATGTAGTCGTCTTCCACGATTATCTCATCGGAGCCGAAGTTGAGATGCTCTACGCCCGGGAACCCCACCCTAATAAACTTCGGAGCGCCTAAGCGTCCCGTAGCAATTACGGCTTGTCTCCCGATCACGTCTACGCTTGGCAATACACTTCCAACCGATACGTTTGAGACCTCTACGCCATCTACCTTGACTCGTCCCATAGCGGTAATGTCCAATACCTTATCGGTATCGTCCACATACATCTTAGTGGACATAATGGTCGAATCCATCGGCTCGTTTATCTGCACCTGCTGGATAACAGTATCGACATTCTCTGGAGACGCAATGTTATCCGGAAGGTCGACGCGCATATTCTCCACGTAGATAGGATTCGAGGCTCCACCAATCGATGGAGCCATCCCCTTGAAGTCCTTAATGATAATCGTTTCTTTAGGCATTATGTAATCACAATCGGAGCAGTTGCCAGCGTAGGTATCGAACTGTCCGCCATTTCAAGTGTGCCATTATCGATAACAACCATTATTCCGGCCTTGTAAAGGAACACCTCGTAGGTAAATGCTCCGGTAACGGTTGCGGTAAATGAAATAGGCAGCGTAAGCGATATCCAGCCTATGCCTGATGTGCCGACGCCATTATACCTGTAGTCGTATGAGCTTAACCCAGTCAATACGCCGGGGTTAACGCCGTTAAAGCTAGTGTTAACCAAATAGGTTTTTCCGCTAGAATCAGTAAGCGCCATTCCTATTGAAACGGCATTTATGTCGATTCCGGCCGATACCGCATCGGTTATGGTAAACCTATAGGTTGGAGTTGTGCGCTTATAGACTATTAACGCTCTCATTATGCTGTATCCGATTCCGTTACGATAATCTGAGAGTCTTTTTCTCCAGAGGTATCATATAGTCCAAGCCAGCCATACTTTGTTGAAGCATATGTTTCCGGATTGTTGTCGTCGTCGGCGTTCGCTAGCGAAACTGTTTTAGCGCTAGCGCTTTTTATAAAACCCAACGAGAATACTCCGGTTGAGCCCATGTTATAAATAGGGTATGCATATGAGCCTGAGCCTAAAGCAGTGCCGTTAAGAGTGCCGACCAGTATTTCTGGATAAATCGTGAGCGTTTTATCCGCTGTAGTAATTCCGTCTATGTCGGCATAAATACTAGCAAGCGAGAGAACGGGAGGCTGAATATTCCCATATAGAGACTGATATCCGCTAAGAGATGTATCCCACGGAGCAGTTGGCGAAGCTGCCGTTGAGCTAAGAGACGCCTCTAATGCGTTATGGAAACTAACTCCGTTAGAGGTCGAAAACGTTCCGTTAATCTCGTCTGGAACGCTATAGTATTTGTTTATCACTACTCCACCATCAACGTAGCTCAGCCTAAGGCATAAATGCATCCCGCGACCCCAGTTTAACATGTCTTTAAAAACACTCTCATCGATACGTTCCTGGCTTGAGTTTTGTTTCGACGCTCCTCCAGGACTAGCGACAATAACTACCGGGTTGAATATACCTATGGTCAGCGGCCCGAGAATGTCTATCAGACTGTTATCAGCAGTAAACTCGTGTGTAAGGGCAGAACCCTTCCCAAGAATCATTTGGGGTAATTTCCAGGCAATGAATTTTGTTGTCGTTTTTGTATCGCCACCGGAACCGGTACTAACGCCAGATACCGTATGCAGCAATGGGATAGACTTGTTTCTTATGTGCGTTGTAAGCCCGGTAATATCCTCAAAGTCAACCCTCATTACCTGTGAGCCAAGAGTTCCAATATCAAGGGTACCAACTGAGGCTCCGTCCACGTATACCAATAATCCTTGTGCCATTATATTCTCCTAAGAATTAAAAACTTGTTCGTGCACCGTGATGATGCTATTCGAAGTATCAAGGTACTCGTATTCACTCATTACCCCATACAAATCCTGAAACCAGATACGTACCCAATCTTCTATGATATTGGTTATCGCAGATACGAATCGGCTTCCTATACTATTAGCAATCTCAAGAATCTTCCCGAGATTCATATTCGTATTTATCCCTACCCCAATAACGCCACTAAAAGCGTCCGCTATGGAGCAATCTATTCGATTCGACAACTTATACACCTCAGCACTCCCAAGCTCCATAAACAAGAGATTTGATGCCTTTACGCTTAATCCGTCGATAGCCATTACATTGTAGTTATTGAATCCTGTCCGATCTAAGGAATCTTCCAGAGTCGCCATCGTCTCATCCTCAAGTGAGCTATTTGCTAGCGTAAAGATACGTATATCTACGCAATCTTCCACTCTCGTAAGTGGAAAATACAGGAGATTCCTACCGGCTATCAAAACCCAACCTGCTTAAGCGCACCGGAAAGGTGTGGGGTCGTATTGTATTTGATTCGGGCAATCTTCTCGAAGACCCGATACTTCTCAAGGGCGTACTTAACGATATCCATGTTACCGCCAACCATGTCAGACATGTTGGAGATAGCCAGATATACTGATGCCAGCTGAGCTTCGTCACCGAAGCCGTCATCCTGTTCTTCCCAAAGGTCTTCAAGTTCTATGAGACTATAGGTTCCAGTTGTAACGAAATTGATGAAGTTAGATATCTCTGCCAATACCTCAAGAGTCTCCGGGGAGACCGTGAAAAGCTTTGTAACGACCTTATCGGCTGTGGTTATCTGCACTATAGTGCCTATTGGTAACGTCACTAATGTAGCCCCGTTGAGATATGGAAGTGCTTCCATTAGGACGAACAAGTCCTCTGCATAGTTGTCCAGCATCTTCAGTGCGCCATAGGCCGTAACGGGAGGGTCTCCGGCAGTTACATTCGCCACCTTGGTCATCTCCAGATACGCCGTCGCTACGCTATTGTTCTTATCCGGCAAGGCTAAGGCATCTTTCACCCGCTTCCAGTAGCGTATCTTGAGTCCATCCACAGCGGTCTGTGCCTCGTATTCGGAATTGAAGAGAAAGAGCTCGTCTCCAATAATCTCATAAGAGTGCCGTTCCGTGGACTCAACTCTCTCAATACGCACCAATTCGGTTGGGATCGTCTTGAAGGAGTCATCGGTGTATTCTTCCTCGACTACACTTATCCGCACAATGGAGGAAAGCGTCTCGAGCGCCATATTGTAGAACTTCGTAAAGATGCGCTTCGACGTTCCGGGAAGCATCTGTTTCGTTATGTTGAATAGTTCGCCAGCTTTCATTTCGCTTCTCCTATGCCAAAGTATTGCATGTACTGTGTCCAAAGCGTCACCATGCGGGCATGCATCATCTTCGCATTCTCGACCCGGGACTTCATCTTATCGGATACGACGCCATCCGCTCCAACCCAAACGCCAAGTTGCTGAATCTGAGTCTTTGCGTAATCCAGTTCGGCTCCGGTAAGCTCAACGTCATCGGCATCTAGCCTTGGCAATACGTTGTTATAGTCTACGGTGCCTAGCCCCGTAGATGTACCGGAAGCGGTAACAATCGAGGAAACCTCGACATTCAGCTGAGCATAAAGCGTCACGTAAGCGCAATACAGCGCCAAGGGATAGACATACTTGTCGCACCAGGTAACGACTCCATTGCTTACTGAGTAGGCTATACCGCGATAGGTATAGGTCTTCGTGGCGTCAAAGGGATGGATGTACAGCTTGTTCCCCACTACGTAGTAGTATCCGGTATTGCCAAGGTCGTTCAGAAGCGAATACCGGTTGGCTATAAACTGCGTATCTTTCTGGCGTGTAAGCCTCTCGATACCGCAGTATACGTCAAGCTGTTCGGGGATAAAATGAATCGTTACCGGGACGGTTGCAATCGTAGTCGAAACCTCCAGGTCTTTAAGCGCATCGGGATTCGACTGCTGTAGCTTATGGACGAAATCTTCCATCCCAGCGATAATGGTGGAGTCGGAGATTTGCGTCCCCGACTCCCCAAGAAGGCTGTCTACGTAACTTGTAATTACAACCTTAGTAGCCATTGTTTATGATTTCTTTATGCTATACCGGAATATCAGAGTTCCGTTTCCAGTAGTAGCAACTGGTGACTTGATTCTGAAGTACGGTGCGACGATTCCGGTGAGGTCGGCAGTAAACCCACGACATCCAGCAGCCGTCAACGCAACGACAACAAGTGTTTTGATTGTACCGTAATTAGTACCGTCTACGGAACACTCTATGGTCATCGCAGTACCGGCATCGGCAGTTGTTCCTGTAGAGGCAACTGTTCCGGTTAGGACACAGTCCCCAATAAATCCGGGTAGTGCGCTGGACGGAGTATTCGCCTGTACGAGACTTCCGTTTGCTATTGTTTCGGTATATGTATCGAACCCGTTAAAGGTAGTAGCTGATTTTACCCACGCCATCGTTTCCTCCTAGCTCCACTTCAGCACTGCATGAGTCTCAGGCAGCGTGATCTGGATACCGGCTTCGGTGATTATCTGGTCGACTCTTCCATCTACGCCATTGTCCTGGACATTGGTTTGATAGAAGGTGTCGCGGCTGATGCCGTTGCCCACGAGCGGGCGATAAGCGATATTGGGCAGGTCGAGTACGATTACGTAATCTTCCCACTGTCCGCGGAGCAAGGGATGCGCCACGAAATTCAGTTCGCCAAACACCGTATTGATACGGGTAAGGTTGAATCCGAACTGGGATTTCATGTTCTGTACATCCAAGCGGGCGGCTTCGGCTACGAGGGTGTTGCCCAGGAAGGAGCCTTGGTTGAGCTTGCTGAACCAGCCGATGACCTTACGTGAAGCGAGCACAAGCTTGGTCATACTATTCCCGCTCTCAGGAGCGAAGAAGGTCTCGGTGAAGTCTACGAAGTCGTTGTAGCCGGATGCGGCATAGCTGAAGCTTCCAGTCTGACCGTAGAGGCTGATGAATGGCAGTGCGCCCCAGGTGTAACGGCTAGGAACGCCGGCTGTGCTTCCGGCGGTAAGTACTCCGCCAGATGCGCTTACGTGTCCGACCCCAAAGAGGGCGGACTGTTCGATGTCCATCTTGTGTTCGCGCATCTTTTCGTCCCAAATACGTTGGAACTCGTTCTTCTTCCCGCGATACTCGGTAGCCATTGCAGTTCCGGTCATCATCGGGCAAGCGGTCTTGAATATCTGGGCGTAACCTTCGGTCTGCCCAAGTACATCGGACCAACCAGTGGGAGTTCCGGTACCTTCGCCGTATGCTGTCCCAACTACTTGTCCGCGAGAATTATCCGGGATGGCAAACGTTGTAGATGACCCAGAAACGTCTTTTTTGCCACCGGTTACGGATGAGCCGACAAGGAATAGGGGAAGCAACTGCAACTTGGTAGCTGTTCCGCCATACTGTACAACCTTGGCATAAAGAGTCCCGGTGTCGGACTGGCCTGTGGTCTCGGTAACGTTTTCAATAGACACTACCTGTCCCGCCACGAAAAATGTAGGCGTATACTCAGTAGTTGACAACCGGCCACTGGAGTTATAGTAGCAATGACAAACAACACCAGTAGCGGCTGCGGTTATGTCTTGTCCGGCTGCCAGAGCAGTGCTAACATGGAAGTTTCTACGCTGCCACTGATGACGCTGTTCCATCATCTTGAAGATGGGGTCGGTAGTAGCTTGCTTCCGCACCTTGGTAAGATACGTGAAGAAGGGGGATTCGACCGGGCGCAATTCGGCAATCATCCCGGAGAGGTCGAACGTTCTCCGAAGATTGTCCAGGCTTACGGCTGGAGTAGGGTTAGTACTGGAAGTGTATATTCCGCCGGGAGTCTGTGAGAAGTTTTGAGGGGTTGAAATAGCCATTATAGCTTTCTCCTAAAATTCCTAATATATGTTCTGATTGTTACTGTCTCGTATGGTTTGCTGGAAGGCGGCGATCATCGGGTCGACCTGAGCGTTTCCCTGCGCATTGTGTACGCCCATGATAGGCGGTATACTCTGCGCTCGTTGTCGCTGTTGGAAGTCCTGAGAAGGCATCGCATTTCCCTGCGCTACGGGTACGCCCCAAGGACTAAACGGCTGCGGATTCGGTGCCGGAGAATATCTTCCGTTTGCTCCCTTTTCGGGGTAGACACCCTTTTTCATTTTATATAGCTCGAACAAGTTGTCCATTGTGAACGACGCGTTGTCCGACATGGTATTCACGAAATCAATTGCGGTATCGTAATCGACTCCGTAGTTTTTCTGAACTGCGGCGATGGCCTGGTTGACCTGTGCGGAGACCTGTGCCCGGCGAATCTCTTCCTGTTGCTTGGTGGAGTCCTTCGCATAGAGCTTCTGTATCTCCTGGGTCTGCTTACTGTTCAACCAATCCGCTCTGTACAGATTGTACTGATTCATCACGTTATTGTGTTCGGCTAAGGCAACCATATAGCGTGCCGATTCAGAACTAGGGTCGCTCATCGCCTCCTGAGGGCTGAAGCCGTAAGGCTTGGCAGGTGCCTCGGGAGGATCCGGAAACTCCTCTTCCTGAGGTTCGGGTGCTTTGGTTACGGTCTGTTCTACTGTCCCAAGACGCTGCTGAAGAACCTGATTCTGTTGCTTTAGCTCTTCATACTGATTCTTGAGGGTATCGTGCTGGGACTGCCAATACTGGTAACGTACTGTATCATTGTCTTGCGGAGATTGGGAATCTGGAGCGCCTTGAGCGGGTTGTCCGGTGTTTTGCCCCGGAGCCGTATCCCCTTCTAACCAAGAGCGGTCGTACGGTTCATCGGTAGTTGGTACACCAAACATGTCGACGCTCTGTACTGGGGTATCTTGGTCATTCTGAGGTTGTTGTGGAAATAGCATTAGTTCTCCTTATGCCTTAGGTTTTCGTTGTTTTCTTTGGCGCTCACGCTCTTCCATAGCAATCTTCTGCACTTCCATAGCAGCGGACTGACCGGCCGTCTTCAGAGTATCTCCTAATCGGGCATTGTGTAATTCTAGTGCCTTGCCTTGTTCGAGGGTCTGAGCGTGCGCGGTCATTGCTTCCCGGTCTACGGCAGCATTGAGTTTGGTATGGAATAACTCACGTTCACGAGTCTGGATATCGCCTTCGAGTGTTTTGATCTTCTGTTGCGCCTCGTCCAGAGCACCTTTAAGCTGCTCAATCGTATCGATGCGCGTTAATACGCCCTCAATGTCAAAGACATCGGTCTTCTTTAGTACTTCTACACGGTCAATGATCTGGTCTCGGTACATATCCCGGTAGAACTCAAGCTGTGCAAAACGGTTAGATGGCAGGGTCGAACCGGAAATAACGAGGACGTCATATTTCCCTACGCTCACATCGTTAAGAGTGCCAACCACCGACCCGTAGTCATCGTAGAGTCGCTTATTTACGGCGAACTCGGTTAGGGAGTTATTCGGCTGGAGAATTCTTATTTGCTTCTCAGCGACGTAAAACTCCTGTATAAAGGCTATTAAAAGTTTCCCAAGGGTCTGTAGCGCATCCTCGACTACGGCTTGTTTAACACGTATTCTGCGCTGCCCAAACTCATCGAGCATCATTATGCCCCGATAGGTATCGGGAGCGTTAGCCGTATTACCCATCATCGAATCGTAAAGACCAAGCTGATGATCGATATCGCCCTTGGCGACTTGTTCGTTCTGATAAAGTTCATTAGGCATCGGAAGCGGCATCACCGGTATCGGTGTCCCTTCCGTAAAGTCGACCTCTATGATCGCCCCGGGTTGCGCCCACTGTTCCTTCAACGCCTCGACATCGGTGCCTCTCGGCACCATTACTTTAACGTTGGTGGAGGTTGAGGCATGCGCCACGATAAGCGACTTGATCTTATTAACATACTTCTGGAGGTCTTTTATCATGCGTACATCGGATAAGGGGAAAGGAGACCCGGTGTGCATATTCATAAGGGTTATGATGGGATACTCTTCGCAAGCCAGGAGTCTTCCGTAAAGGAACTTGTCTCCGGCTACAACACCCATATAGATGCGCTGCATCGGCACCTTCACAAGCGTTATCTGCTCGTTCTGAAGCATATCCTTCATCTGGAGTTGCTGTATCTGAGGCGGCTGAGGCGCCTGAATGCCCTGCTGTTGCATCTGCATAGCGATATTTGGGTCTTGCTCAGCCTGGGCGAGTATCTGCTCGTATTGCTGCATTTCCTGTTCGTACTGCTGAACGATACTGGTCACCATCTGCTGCGCCATGACCTCCTCTTTTACGAGGTTGCCGTTGATAGCCCAGATAGGCTTCTCCAGATATTCGGCAAACTGTTCCTCGGTCATATTGAATTCTTGCTTTGACCACTTCTCGAATACCCGGATAAGGTCTACCCAAACCTTTGTGTATCTCTCATAGCCACGGACATACTCGCCATCGTGATTAGCCGAGGTCTCGGCTCCGGCGAAGACGATAAGGTTCTCGGAACTGCCCCCGGCTGTCGCAAGTTCGCTATAAGGATTCCCCGAGGCGGTATTGAGCGCTTCCTTGTATTTGGGATAGATGCGTTCAAGCTGACCCTTGGTATAGGTACGGGAGATCATAATGTCGCTGGCATCGCTACAGAACTCATCCTGAGAGTTGGGATCGATATAAACCTGAAGCGGGTCGATTGCCCGGAACTTGACTTCGCCGCGTCCACCGTCTGCGAATGGGTCAATGTAGGCTAAGAGGACGCCCATTCCGGTTACGTAGAAGTCATCGATAACCTTGCTCATCTGGCGGTCACCGTTGCTGATACTCCAGATATACTGGATAAAGCCATTGATGGCGGCGGCTGTCTTGTTATCCGAGTCTTCCATTGCGGAGACTCTAAAGGTGGGTCGTTTAGCCGTAAGCATAGCCTTGGCAAGCTCGACGGCGGGATGTATCCGATTGATTACTAAAGCGGCTTGTTGTCGGGATTCGAGGATTTCCTTATCAGCGGCACTCCATTGAGCACCCAAGCGAAACTCACGGTCTTCAACGGCTTGCATGCCCCAGGTGGAGCGATTGCCGGAGTTGAACGAATTGAACAGCTCAACGGTTTCGCTGGCGTATTCTTCTTTGGTCTTCTTGAGCACTGACGTTTCTTTCATTTCTTATCCTCTTGACATACAAAGTAACGAGTATCCATGAAAAAACAAGTATTTCTCATTTATAGTACCCCTTCGCGTCGTTTTTGTAATGCTGGCATATCGAATCCGCCACCTTTTCAATGGCGCATTTCTCATTCTTGCATGTATCGCAGCACAGCCTCTCACTCTTCTCGATACCGTTTATCTTGCGCAGAACACGATCTTCGGGCTTCCACCTGTTCATGCGGTCATCCATCCGCGTAACTTGAGTCGCATTGTCTTCTTCTCCACTTTTGTCTCATCTTTTTGAGTCGGCTTATAGCCAAAGTTTGACGCCAACCATATCGCGTCAAGTAAATCATCGTTTTTGCCCTTCGGAAAGGAGAGGAACTCCCGTTGCGATTCCAGGTCAGTGGTACGGAAATGGAACTTCCCCTGCGCGAATATCGGCACGAGGCTCATAAGCCGTTCCGACTTACCGGTACGATGTGTAATCTTACGCTCCAGTCCCGGGATATGTATCCCCAACTCCAGACACTTCGCGCGCACCGTAGCTCTACAACTCTCCTGATACGCCTGAGACTCGATATTAACACCCTGATGATGCCACTTGTTATAGCATTCGATTATCATATCCGGATGCCGTGCCGGGTCGCTTTTAGAGCGTTCTACGTCAATCAGGTATTCGTTACCCCAGGCATCTTTCCCGACTGTGGCTAAGACGGTATAATCGGCTCGATATCCTAATGAAGACGCCAGGTCAACGCCCATGAATAGATTCAATAGCCTATCCTTACCGTCGTACTTGAGCCACCAGCGCTTTTCTATCTGGACCAGCTCTCCCGTATAGGTCTTCATATAGTCCGGCTTAAAGGGCGCATCATCCGGGGATTGAGGCTGATTCATATACTCCTGGAAGAATCCGGAGAGATTGCCCATGTGTTCAAAGCCTTTACGAATCGTCTCAATACGCTCCATAGGATACATCTCAGGCCATATCGTATTGCCATTCTCATCGATAACCGACTTCCAGATTACAGTCCAGTCAGGAGCATCTTTGACCCATTGCAGGAAACAATCCTCGGAGATAGTGGTACCGATTGCGATAAGGCGTCCATCCGTCTGCGAAAGCGAAGGCAATACCGCCTCAAGAATCCACTTGCGATTGCTTTGCCGGGCTTCCGGAGTCTTGGCGTTGGTCTCCGACTCGAAGTCATCTAGGATAATGATATTGACGCGGGTATCGTCCTGGATGAGTCCCCTGACCTTCTGCCCGGTTCCCAGCGCCGCGATACGGCTCCCATTCGCGAGGATGATATCGTCTTCTCTCCAGCGCTCGGCTGTATTGCTGCCCATATCCCCAAAGTACTTGCGAAGTTGCGGGTTCCTATTCAGGGCGTTCTTGATGCGTGAGATAAAGTTAATGGACTGCGACTGGGATTCGGATATTATGGTAACGAACAAGTCTTTGTGTGGAGGCTTATGGAGGACTTCCCAGAGGATATACAGGAACGAGGCAATAGACGACTTGGCCATGCCCCGGGGAAGCGCTATGGCACATTTCTCGACGTCGTGCCGCTCCAATAGCTCATATACCTCGTAATGCACTTCGGGTATGTGCAGCGCCACCGTCTTAGGAAAGCAGGTAATGGCAAAAGCCGGGATGCTTATCTTCATCGCCATGCGCATTAAAGCCGCATTACC